GGTGGTCAAGTAGAAGGAAGTGGAACCGCATCAGAATATTCAATGTCTCGTGCTCAGGCTTTACAGCGACTTCAGAATACATGGAAGTTCTTTACTATATGGTGGAAAACCATCTTTGGTAAAGTTATTCCAATGTATATAAAGGAAGTTAAAGAAGATGAGCGAACAGTTGAACGTGATAAGGATGGTAATTTCATTAACATTCTGATAAAGCGCGCCGAACTAGAGGGTAAGATTGGCCGCGTTGAATTGGAAGCTAATGAGAACTTACCACTTACATGGAGTCAACAAAAAGACATAGTTATGACTTTACTTCAGGCTAATAATCCTCAGATTCTTGAGATTATTGGTTCACCTGAAAATCTTCCTATTATCCGTCAAGCTATTGGATTAATTGATTTCTTCATTCCTGGTGAAGATGATAGGGATGCTGAATTAGATGAAATTAAATTACTTCTAAATTCCGAACCTATGGTGGTTCCAACTGACCCAATGATGATGGAACAAGCCGCCATGATGGGTCAGGAATTACCTCCTGAACAGGAAATACCATCTATTGAAATCGATATGGATATCGATAATCATAGACTTAGATTTGAAATAGATAGAAAATGGTTAATATCTGAAGCTGGACGCGCTGCTAAAATCGATAATCCTCAAGGGTATAAAAACGTCCTCTTACATGCTCGTTTACATAAGCAGGCGTATCAGCAAGAAGAAATGATGATGATGGCTTCTGGTGAGGAATCTGGTGCTGTTCCTCCAGAAAAGCCCAACGAAAATACACAGGTACCCATACAAGGAGAAGGCGATGTCACTACGATGGGTTAAATCAGAATTACATTATCCACCTGATACTTCCTCTGGTGGTAATGTTCCACCAATAGGAGGACAGGGTAAAGAAGATATCATAGAATTTCTTGGTGAAGATGATAAAGAAGAAATTCTAGATATTAAACCTAAAACTAAAGAAACTAAGGAAGATGATGAAGAAGAAGAACTTGAAACTAAAGATAAAGATGATGAAACAGAACCAGAGGACGATGAACTTAAGGAAATTGAAGAAGAACTAGAAGGACCTACTGAAGAACAACTTGAATTAATGACACCCGTTCGTAGGGGTGAAATTCTAAAGAAATATCCAAATGTATTCAAGGATTTTCCATATCTTGAACGTGCATACTATCGTGAACAACAGTTTACTGAACTACTGCCAACTATTGAGGATGCTAGAACTGCGGTAGAGAAATCTCAGACATTGGACCATTTTGAACAAGAACTTCTGAAGGGTTCAACTGAGAAGATTCTACAAGCGGTTAAATCTGAGAATCCAGCCGCATTCGCTAAGATTGCGGATGATTACTTGGCAACTCTTTCGAGAGTTGACGAGCAGGCATATCATGTAGTTCTTGGAAATACTATTAAACATACTATCGTTGCAATGATTAAGGAAGCGCGTGCTTCCAATAATGAAGTCCTTCAATCGGCAGCACAAGTATTGAATCAATTTGTATTTGGTTCAAGTAAATATGAACCTCCTGTTAATCTCAACAGAGAAAATCCAATGGATACTACTAAAGAAACTGAAATCTCACAAAGAGAACGTGCTCTTACACAGAATCATTTTGAATCAACTCGTGATGATTTAAATGTTAGGGTGTATAATACCCTCAAAGCTACAATTGAAGGTAATATCGACCCTAAAGATTCAATGGGTGATTATGTAAAGAAAACAGCTTCAAAGGAGGCTCTTGAAACTTTACGCACACTCATTGACCGAGATATGCGTTTTCGTTCCTTACTAGATAGATTGTGGGAAGATGCATTTAGTAAGAGGTTTAGTAAGGATTCAACTGATAGGATTCGTTCCGCTTATCTCTCTAAGGCAAAAACACTGTTGCCATCAGTAATTAAAAAGGCCAGGAATGAGGCTCTTAGAGGAACTGGTAAACGTGTGCGAGAAGAAGATGACTCACCTTCTGATAAAAAGGGTCCATTAACAGCAGGACGACCGCAGTCCCAACCTACTAAAAGCGGCAAAATATCCAAACCTGAGGACATACCAAAGGGTATGAAAACAATCGACTTCCTGATGAGTGATTAACCATATGGCAGTAACAGAGAGTCAAGTCGCGGCTTTGGAACTTGAAAAAGTTCTACCAAAGGTCCGCACTCTGTTTGAACGTGATGATAAATTTTACACATTTATCAAAAAGCGTCCAGCAGAAAAAATCTCTAATCGCCAAATGCGAATCCCATTGGAACTTCGTCCTGGTGGTAGCTTTCAGTATTTCAATGCTGATGGTGGCGACCTCGGACGTGGTGGTGGGCCAACATTTGATAAGGCTGTAGTTTCGTGTGTGTTCTTTTCGGAGAACATCGAATACACGAAGCTGACTCAGTGGGCTACTGATGACGAAAAGAAATCAGTAGCTAATGGCGTGCGCAGATTAACTGCGAGCGCCCTTGATGAAATGCGTCGTCAAATCGATTCTCAGCTTATGCAGCCTGGAACTGGTGTAATCGGAACTATTACATCTGTTGCGACTGCGGCTGGTGTCGATACTTATACAATGACAACTGATGGATTTGGAACTCGTTTGGTTCGTCACGGCCAGACAATTCAAGTCTTTGATGCTACATTGGCTACACTTCGTGGTTCGGGTGTCATTACCCAGAACGACGTTGAAAACAAGACTATTGCAGTTACACCTGCTATTGCTGGTGCGATTGCAACAGATTTGATTGTTACCAATGGTATCACTGCTCCATTGTCATTGCCTGCGTTGTATGGTGTGCCATATCATCATTCCAACGCATCTACTGGAACGTGGCTTGGTTTCCCACGTTCATCTACTCCTGAGATTCGTTCAAATCGTGTAAATGGTGGTGGCTTCGCGCTTGCCCTTCCACTTCCACGACTTGCAATGAATAAGATTGGAAATAGAGTAGGTATTGACAATAACTTTAAACCTACTGGTTGGACGCATCCCGCACAAGCACAGGCTTATGAGGAAATGGGTCAAGCCTTGATGATGATTAATAAGGGTGGAAGTAGCGAAACCCTTAACTTGTATTTTGGTGATAAATTCCAGATGGCTGGAGTTAACATCAGAACACATTTCTCTTGGGATAAAACCCGTATTGACTTCCTTGTGGAAGATGTGTGGGGCCGCGCTGAGATTCTACCCATTGGTTTCTACACAACTGATGGACGTAAAATCTTTGAAATTCGTGGGCCTTCTGGTGGTGTTGCTACTGCCGAAATCTTCTACATGGTGAATGGTATGCAGACCTACGTTAACAATCCTGCTGCCACATCATACATTGATAACCTCGCGATTCCATCGGGGTATTAATCATGAATGAATCTGATTTCCAAGCGTTAAGCACAGTTCAGAGTATTTATCAGCCGAAACCAGTTACATTGGCATCTGCTAACGTATTGGCTCCGACTGCATTTCTCACAGTCTTGACAGGTAATACTGTTATCAAGACTATTACTCCTCCAGTTCTTGGTGTTCATATGCTCGCATTCCTGATGGCAGGAGTTGCAGGTGTTGACGCTACTGATAATGTCGCCTTTGCTAAGGCAACTGTTGCTGGTGAAATTCTTTTGTTGGTTTACAATCCTGTAACCGCAAAATATTCACCTGTAACATAAACTAGAGGGACAACATGAGAATTGACATTCACATTCATGGGGATGATGAGGATAGAAAAACTCATGTTGTCCTTCAACACGTTGTAAGTCTATTGGAAATGCTTCACTTACAAGGAGACAGATTAATGGCGTCATTTCAGGAAGTGTCCGACGAACTTTCAGCTATCAAGACTGCTGTTGATGAAGTCAAGAGACTTGACCAGGAGCAGATTGCTGAAATCGCATCATTGAAGGAACAGGTTGCGGCAGGAAGTCCTGTCACTCAAGAACAACTTGACCAGCTTGATGCACAAGCTGATTCGATTCTTGCTGCACTTCAACCGGGTTCTACGGAATCTAGTAAGTAGCAATTTCAGGATAATAAAATGGAACTCACCGAACCGATTGAGTCCATAAATCGACAATTGGTTGACCACTTTGGTATTGATACCTCTAGTGGTCAACCAATGTTTCGTATTGTATGGGCACCTGACCAGTTCGATAAAAGATTGACTCATTATACTGACGGAGGTATTTTACTTTTACATCCTGAAGTTAGACTACTTCCTAAATACCGACAGTGGATTGGTGAGAAGTGGATTCTTGAAAGGTTAGTTGCAAATCTTAATAATCTAGAGTTGGGCACCGAAAAGCAATCATATGAATGTATTTGGACCTTTCAAGATAGAAACGATAACTATCTTCCTCCGCGCTTCGATGCATCGAAGGCTGTTGTTGATATTCTTTATGCTGCTGAAGGAAAGAAGTCACTTCGGCACTATATAGAAAATGAAGATAACATTGAAACTCGTCACGCACGAGTAGAAAAACTATATGCAGAATTATTTGGAAATGAGACTCCTGCGGGAGATGCGTTAGCTTACGGTAGTGGGATTGCAGTGCCCCACAATTATACTGCACAAAACGAAGGAGAGAAATCATGAGTGTAGGAAGTTTTCCAGGATTGATTAGTCCTAATCGGCGCACTATTCGCGCACCAGTCAATCCACTCGATAAGTCTACTGTTATTAGTGTGTTTCCCCGACCCATTGATGAGGTGAAACATACGATTCAACCGGGTCGATTTAAATTGGATGCTGGTTCAATTGATAAGCCATCAATATTAATTGTAATAACTAGTAGTTGGTGGCGAGAAATTGATGAAGAACAGCCTCTATTAGAGATTCCGACTTCTTCAATTCAAGTTGCTGATTCAATTGTTCGAGATTATTGTAATGGTTTACTTGCTTGTAATATGGGTAATATCATGCCAGGATTATTTTTTGTTCCTGGTGAATTTACTGTCGAACTCATTAAGAAACAGTTTCCTCACAAACTGAAGGAAGCTAATGAAAATCAACGTCGATGGTATGGTGAACTAATTAAGCTGGCTGATGCACTTTGGGCCAGAAGTAATGGAAATCCATTAACTATCGGTGATGACATGCGGATGGCAGCTCAGGAACTTGGTATTACTACTAAGGACTGGCTGAAAGATTTCAAGATGATGGATACTGTGAAGTGTATCGCTTGCGGCGCACTTCGCAATCCTGAATTTCCAGTTTGTGGCTCTTGCCACGCGATTATCGATAAGGAGAAAGCAAAAGAGTTGGGTCTTACTTTTGCTCAATAAATAATATTATGAAAACTTTAAACGAAATTTAAACGATACAATAAAATGGACCCCATCACAGCCGCGTTACTCGCGCTAACTGAACTACTTAAGTTTCTAACTAAAGTAGTTGATGGTCAGACACCCGAACAGAAGAAAATCATTTGGGACTGGTTCATCAATGACCAACAGAGATGGCGTAAACTTATTGGTCTAGATGATTCAGCTGTGAAAAGATAACATGGCAACAGTAGACTTGTTAGCAGGCGAAGTAATGCGTATCTCGGCCGCATTACTTAATGATTCGGCTAGAACTGTCTACACGTATGTTGCCCAGGTTCCATATCTCAATATTGCTATGCAAGAATTGGATGAATATTTTCAATTGAATGATATTCCTGCGACTCAGGAAACTACATCTGCCGCAATTCCAGTTAATGCGGGAGTTACATCACTTCAATTCAATGTAATTCCTGGATTACCCGATGATATGGTGGAACCTAAGAAATTGTGGGAACGAACTAGAAATACAGGTAGTTTCGTTCCCATGACTAGGCGACCATCATTGAGTCATAATTTGGATTTGGTTCTAGTTGGTTCGCTTGGAATTTATGTCTGGGAGGACCAGATGATTAAATTCTTTGCAGCTAATGGTGATAATGATATTAAAATTGATTATCTTCAACGATTGTTTACTACGATTGTTGATGAAAA